CCCTAGGCCGTCTATTGTTTCATTCCACCAGCTACTCATTCTCACCCCAATTCATATACATATTGAACGGGCTACTTGAATAGTCGTATCCATATATTTTTTCAAGTAACCTAAACATCTCGGCTGTATGTTCTCTAATGCCTTGAATCTCATTATGACATTCCCGGCATATAGAGATTGCATTCTTAGGCTGCAAACAGCGCGGCAGATCAGGAGTCGCCCAATGTGATTTTGAAATTAGTTCGTGGACTTCCCAGGCGTAGCGCTTTTTATTGAACAAATGCAAACAACGAAAACATAAGCCGCGATCTCGGTTAAAAACTCTGACATCCAAATCTTCTTTTAACGCTTTAACTATTTTCTTTCGTTTTCCCATGATTAGATTATATCATAAAAGTGTGTAAAAGCAATGGTTTTACGGTTATATGTATTACATCTTGCAAATTTATATTTAGACAAATTGTTTAACCTTTACGGTAGTCTATTTAATATATTATGATATGTATAATCTTACAACGAATGGAGACTAAATGGCCGCACCGATTAAACCATTAACAGAAAAACAATTAGCCGTATTAGAAGAAATGGTAGCGCGTGGTGGCACTTTATTGGCCGGAGATGCATCTGATGTAGCAGAAGCCTGCGATTGTAGTGAATCATATATATATCACTTAATGCGCGGGAATACTGATACCGCGAGGCGCTTTCAAAAAAAACTAAATGAAAGATTACAGCGTGTACCATTAGCTAACCCAGTACGGCAAGTCGCCTATTTGCAAACCATGCTTGAAGAGCGCATGGAGCGCAGGCGAATGGCCGGACAACCTCTTACTGATAAAGACCCTGCGGATTTAATTAAAATCGCACATAGTATTACTAAGCCTTCTGCGGGCACCAATGTTAATATCTCTCAAACTAACGTAGACGCCAAACAAATATTTGATTTGTCAGATTTGTCTGATAATGATTTACGTATTATGGTACAGCGCGTACAAGATGCATTAAGTCAGGGGCATGGCATTGGTGACATTATTGATGTCGAGGCATTGCCAGTAGAGGATGCTGATGCAGAGTAATGAATACGAAGAAAAAATAGCACGGCAATTACTCCAAGACCTAAAATCTGAAATAGAAAGACGCACGTCCGATAAGGCCCTAGTAGAACCGCAAGACAATGATGAACTACATACTTGGATTCGTGATGTTTTGGGTTTCGATATGGTGCGCGAACCAACTACCGAGGGACACAAAACACCGTTTCAATTCATTGCAGATGCCTTTTTCGGGCGCACCGGTTTAATTCTAGTCCGCGGTTGCCGCGGCGGTGGTAAGACTTTATCTTTAGCGATCTTAGAAGTTTTGCTAACGGTCTTTAAAAAGAAAATAAGTATTGTATACATCGGGGGAACCGAGGGGCAATCCAGAGACGGATATGCCTACTATGCTGGCGATCCAGGCTCTGATGGCATCTCTGGCATGATTCATAAGCCATATTTTAGCAAGTTGTTAGGTGATGAGCCGAAAGTAAGTAAAACTGTATTAACGAACCAAAGTAAATTAGAGATTCGAACCGGCGGTTCTATTCGTTCTGTATCTGGCCCACACCCACAAGTACTTCTAGCTGATGAGATTGACCATATGGACAAGCTAGTATTGGATACTGCTTTACAGATGCCTATGTCAAAGAATGGTTATGAATCTCTCATCGTCATGGCTTCTAGTCAATATCATTCTACCGGTACAATGCAAGATATGATCGATGATGCCGAAGAAAAAGGTATTGCTATTTATGAATTTGATATTTTCGATGTCATGCAATCTTGTGGATACGAATATCCAACAGAATGTGAAAAGTGCCCCTTATATAAATGGAACAACCCCTATACAGGGAAAGAAGAGGAGCTTTGTAAAGGGCGCGGCGCGGAAGCAAACGGACATTATAGTTATCGCGATGTAGTAACAAAATTTTTAACTACAAGCGCAGATAACTTTGCTTTACAATATCTTTTATTAACTGGGTCTAAACAAGGATTAGTGTATCCGCAATACAGCGATGACAATCGCAGAACATTTCCCCCAGAGGATGCCGAGGATCTTTCGAAGTGGAGTTGTTATGCTGGAGTTGACCAGCGGAGTAGGGGGCGCATTGTTGTAATTGCTGAGCGCCCGCCGCGTGTATATAACGGAGAGGAAATTATTGAGCGTTGGGCTATTGCCGAATGGCATAATAACAGCAGTACGCCCAATAAGCTCATTCAGGCAGCGCAAAGACTTAAATACCAAATGCTTGAGGAGTTTGGTTTGCATTTAAACGTTTTCTGGGCTGAGAAGGCAGCGGAAGATTTAATGAGCGATTGGCCCAGGGATCTGCATGGGAAAACCATTCCTAAGGAAGTTTATAATGTTGCTTATGGGTTAGGTGTTATTCGCGATTTAATTAGAAATAACGCCGGAGTTTCACAGCTGTTCATTGATCCAGAGCGCTGCCCGATGTTAGATAATGTTATATCGAATGTATACCAATGTAAACAAATTAAGGGGGTATATGATCACGATAGGCCGGCCAACAAAGGGGGAGACTTTGCCGATGCTTTGCGTTATGCCATCGTTGGCGGAAGACAAAAATTCAGTACATTGCCGAATCCAGACAGACAAATGTCTGGTACCGGTGGATGGCGCAATTATTCAAATATAAGTAATAAATGGAACCCACATAGATAGGAGATTCAAAGATGGAAAATACACCTACACTTATTGAGTTTTTAACATTTCTTTCAGCGGGCGGCGGGCTAGCATTTTTATTGGAGCGTGTCCGAAAATTCGAGAAATTAAGTTCTCAGGCTAAGATATATATTACTGTTGGCTTGATGGTTGGACTGCCGGTCTTAGCGCAGTTAGTATTGGGTGTTGTACCCAAAGATATATTAGTAGAGCTAACTCCTTACTTCCGCTCATTATATACCGGCTTGAAAATTGGATTATCAATTTATCTAGGATCTCAGGTTGCGCACAAATTCGATAAAGCCGAATAATAGCAGGGGGTGGTAAATTACTACCACCCCTCTGAGGAGCAACATGGTACAAAAGATTAAAGCAGCGAGAGAGCTCGGATACACCGGTCTAGACGAATGGCATGGTAGAGTATCTGAGCAATGGATCAATGATTTACGCACCAGCGCGAAGCGCGTACAAACCTATGATGAAATGGCGCGCATGGATTCAACTGGTGCGGCAGTTTTGCAAACCACATCTATCTTTTTGCGTGGCGCTGATATCCACGTTACGCCGGCTAGCCAAGACGATGAAGATATAGAGATTGCTGATTTTATTGAGCACTGTCTTAATGATATGTCGAAATCATGGCAAGAGGTCATGGGGGATATTGTTCACTTCTTGACCTATGGTTTCTTCGATGTTGAAATTGTTTATAAAGAGCGCAATGACGGCAAGATTGGATGGAAGAAGTGGGCCCCAAGACACCCCGTAACGCTTGATCGTTGGATTTTTGATGAAAATGGTGGATTGCAAGGAATGCGACAACGCACCGACAGAGGTGATGTTGAGATCCCCATTGAAAAATTATTACACTTTACAACTACCGGTGTAGGAAAGAACAATCCTGAAGGGCGCAGTATTTTCGAGGGCGCATATGCACCCTGGTTTTTTATTAAAAATTTATCTATTCAAGAAGCGATTGTATGCGAGCGAATGGCCGGTACGCCCGTTATGAAATTGCCCCCAGATGTAGATGAGGATGATCCTGGTTACGCAGCAGCAGAAAAGGTAGTACGAAATATCAAGCTAGGCGATGATATGGGCCTAGTTGAACCTGACGGATATGAATTTCGGTATGAAATGCCCAACGGTAGAATGCCGGTTGATATTGGAAAGGTTATTGAGCGCCACCAAAAAGAATTTGCCACTGTTGTTCTGATGGATTTCATTTTGCTGGGCGGTGGGGATGCTGGATCTCACGCTATGGTCAAGGATAAAAGTGCCCTTTATGTCAAAGGACTAAATACATATTTATCCATCATCGCAGCAATTATTAATCAACATGCCATTCCGAGACTTTTAGCTCTTAATGGTATTGAACCTGAAGATGGTGCATTCCCCAAAGTTTATTTTGATCAAATCACCAAAATTGATGTAGGCGATTATGCCGAAGTTATTCGCAAATTATTCGATTCTGGCGCTGTCACTTATGATATGGACACAGAAAACGAAGTGCGCCGTAAAATTGGATTGCACGAAATCGATGAGCCGGGCATCATGATGAAAGCAAACATGGCGGCTAATCGTAATCCTGATTTGAAAAAAGATAAGCAGGAATCTCAAGACGAAAAACAAGAACCCCAAGATGAAAAACAAGAATCTAAAAATGAGGAGAAATACGAATTTGCCGAAGTTTTAGATCGTAGTAATGCAGATGACTTTGCAGATTATGTAGCTATGTTATTGATTCAGCGCTATGATAAAATCACTAAAGACCTTCCTGCTGTCCTGGCCCGTGCCGAACAATCAGAAATAGCAGATATTTTATCTGAGCATGGCTACCGTGTTGCCGAAGAATTGTTAGATGAAATTTATGAAAGTACGTTTAACGCATGGCGCGCTACTACCGGAGAACGTCCCAATGCAGATGCCTTAGTGGTTATTGTATCTATGCTGACAGAGCAACGAGATCGCTTGCGAAATCACTTGCGCCCTGATTTTGAACGTAAAGTCTTAGAGGCAAAACAAAAAGCAACCCAACAATCCATGCCTCTATATGCGGCAGAAGCCCTAATTGAATCAGCCATTGCTGCTTTTAGATATCGAGTATCCTTATATGCTAGTGCCATTTTCCAAATTCATGCCAACCATGCACATGCCTATAAATCATATACAAACATTAAGGCCCGTTATCCAAATGCAGATGTAATTATGGACTGGGACAGTGGTTTGTTAGAGGGGGATTTGGTCGGGCGTTATGTGGGGCCTGATGATAAAGTTACCTGTGAGGATTGCGATCATGAGTTGTCATTGGGTTGGCATAAAAATCCTGCTCCAATTGGCAGCTTGCGTTGTGGCCCCAATTGCCGTCACAGTATAGAGTGGAAATATCGTTCACGGGTGTTTTAATGAAAGATTATGAAAGACTTGAAATTATTGGATT